TCAATTACGCGCTGCTGATGCGTAATTTCTCCGGGGAAACCACGCGTAATCCCCACGGTAAGTGATTAATTTCGATTATTTTTCCCGGATGGAAAATTCTTAGAAACCGATCACATACAGCTGCATTTATTAAGGTTATCATCCGTTTCGCTGAAAAACATAACCCATAAAATGCTAGCTGTACCAGGAACCACCTCCTTAGCCTGTGTAATCTCCCTTACACGGGCTTATTTTTTACGCGTAATTCAATGAAATAAAAGGATTTATTTCTGGTCACGTCCACACATTGACCACATCGACAAAAAAAGCCCCTCGACTGAGGGGCTTTCTGTTTGTAATTACATCCACATAATTTGCTGCCCTGACGGCAACGGGTGCGGCCTCACGGCGTGGACTTCTCCCGGCTTCACGATGTATCGCTGTACCGACTCATAAGTGATGAACGTGGCGCTGCAATTCACGTTCTGGCACTGGTGATAACGCTCTTTTGTCGTGTCAGTGATATAGCGGCTTGTACGCGCATGTGCGGCATGCTGGCATAAAGGACAATGAAACATCGCGAGCACCTCTTCCGGTTTTGTTGATGGTGCCATTTTAGTTAATTTATCCTTATAAAACAAATAGATAAAATAAAAACATCACTCATCATCTTCTGTTTCGTACTCCACATCAGAAAGCCTGACCTCAAGCTCCAAGGACGTCGTGAAGCCGCTATTATTCAGAAAATGTGTCACCTTAGTGATAGTCCAGTCCTGCTCGTCTATGACGCGCTTAAAGCCTGACACTCTGACCGGTGTTTCCGTGTAAATATCTGCCCGACCGGTAGCCAGGCTGATGGAGAACTCCGCCACACCCCGTTGCAGTTTATCCCACTTCGCCTGAGCTGCGCGCATGGCCTGCGCTTTCGTGGCATATACCGTAGTCAGGGCAAAAACGTTGTCAGCCTCACCGGCCATGTATTCACCTTCGCGCGCTTCCGGTACTTTTGGCGCTTTCTTCTGCGTGACCGGTTTTGCTTTCGGGTGCTCCAGTGCGCGCAGGTGTTTCTCTTTCTTTTTGCGCTTCAGTTTTACCTTCAGCTTTTGTGGCTTCGGGTCTTTGGTGTGTAACCACTTTGCCGTTACGCCGGTATAGGCTCCACGGTCAGCAATCGCAAAATGATGGCGGTCGCCGTCGCTGCGGGTGATGGTAATCTGCGGGATTTTTTTACCGCTGGCCGTCACCCCCTGCCCCGCTTTGAGAAACAGCAGTTTTCCCATTTTTACCGACACCTCACCGCCGTTGCGTTCAGCAAGACGGGTCAGGAATTTAGCATCAGACTCCTGCGACTGGTCGATGTGCGGGATTTTAATTCCGGCCAGTGACGGAGCGACACTGGCTTCCAGCCTGTTACGGGAGGCTATCGCCTCAACAATCGCACCGAGCGTGGTGTCATGCCAGGAGCCTTCACGGCGGGAATTGAGCGTGCCACGAAAATCTGCACTCCGGGCCCGGATGGTGACCACATCCGGCGCGCCCCGGTGTTCTACCTCATCAACGGTGAATTTCCCTTTGCATACCAGGGCAAAACCTTTCCAGCCGATATACACCGTCAGGACAGCGCCACGAACCGGCAGTTCGACCTGCCCGTCGGCATCGTTCAGTTCAATATCAAGCTGGTCAGCCTCAAAGCCCCGGTTATCCGTCAGAGTCATGCTCATCAGACGGTCGCTGATATTGCCGGTAATATCCCTGCTGTCGAGCATCAGCATGTAATCCGGCGTCAGCGTACTGCCTGCATCAAATGTCAGTGCATCCAGCATTATCCCGCCCCCGTCATACCTGTGAATTTAGTCGCCATACTGCCAGCCTTACCGATGAGCGATTCCGCCTGTTTACCGATATCGCCATAAAGCGCGGCCAGTGATTCGTCAACGCGGGTGAGTGACAGCGTAAAATCAATTTTCCGGGGTGTGCCGTCTGCAAAGAAAATACACCCTGTTTCACTCACCCTGCTGATGACATACATGCCGTAAATCATGCCGGTGCCATCCAGCAACGGCCACGCCCGGCCTTCCTCTGCCATCAGTCTGAGCGTGGTCATCGTCAGCTTTCCGCCGGTCAGTTCAGGATAAAGCACACCGGCAAGCGTGATGTTTTCCTCACCCACACCGAGAAACTGAAAGGCATCCCGTTTGCCGATACGGGAATTTGACGGCCAGCGATAATCTGATTCACGCTGCATGGTCTGGTGTGGCAGCGTCTGGCGCATAAAAACAAACATACCTAACGCGAGCATCATTTTTCGTCACCTCCTTAACCGTCATGCATCATGCTGGCACGGGCGCGCGCACGTTTATCCCGCTCGTATTTTTCGAGCGCATCCTGTAACTGGCGGTCAAGCTGTGTCCCCGGCTCAGTACCACCCGTCAGGCTGATGTGATATTCGTTTTTACTCTGGTCCACATAAGAGCGGCCAGCCGGTGCCGTGACCGGCAGATAAGCCTGATAGCCTGCATAAGAGCTGGTCGCCGGAATATAACCACCGGTGCCATACGTGGCGGCATGAGTTCTGGCGGCGGTCTGGTCAAGTGTGTCTGACTCTTTGTTGATGACCCCGAGCTTTTCCAGTACCCAGTCAATGCCGCTGCGTAATTTGTTGAACGCATTAAGCGGCAGCATCAGCGCGTCAGCCAGTGCCTGCCCGAACATGACGCCCGTGTCACGGCAACGGTTCAGGGTATCCCGGGTGGCTTTGACCGGTGCAATCAGGTTTTTAAACCACTGCCACGCAGCCTGTAACTTTTCACCCAGCCAGTCAAACACCGGCTTAAGTGGCGTGAACAGTTCTCCCACCGGCGCAAATGCCGCTTTCAGCCCTTCCACCACACCGCCGAAGAATGCGCTGACAGGCTCCCAGTATTTACGGATAAGCAACGCCCCGGCGACAATTGCAGCCACCACGGCCACAACCGGCCAGCTAATCGCCCCGATGGCCGTCATAACGGCACTGCCAACCGTCGTGAAGATTGCCCCCATTGCGCCTGCTGCCGCGATGATGGCATTGATGCCGGTGATAACCGGCCAGGCCACGAGGCCAATGGCACCGATGATGCCAGTCAGCGCCAGCGCGCCACCGGCAATGAGGCCAATGGTTGACGCCAGTGATTTGTTTTTCTGTATCCAGCCGTCGAGTTTTAACACATACTTTGTGGCCGTCTGCGTGAGCTTACGCAGTGCGCCTTCCTGCTGGTCAAACAGGTCAGTCCCCACCGCCTCATAAGCGGACTGAAACTCCTTAAAGTCACCGCCGAGGTTGTCCTGCATGATATTTACCAGCTCTGCGGTCTTCCCGTCTGAGGCTTTAAACGCAGCGGTCAGTTTGTCCAGCTTTCCGGTTGAGGCGGCAGTCATCAGCACAGCGGCGGCTGAGCTGGCCTCCTCCCCGAAAATGGTTTTCATGTATTCAGCCTGCTGGGCAGTACCAAGCCGGTTTTTCTCAAAACTGGCCTGCATTTCTTTCAGAATGGTAAATACTGGTCGGGTGTTTCCCTTGCTGTCTGAGGTTTTCACACCAAGCTCTTTCAGTGCATCCCATGCTTTTCCCGTCGGTGCCTGCAGGCGGCTTAACACGGCACGGCTTCCCGTCCCCGCCATTGAACCAGTAATTTTTGCGTCATGCAGCGCCCCGACCATTGCGGCGGTTTCTTCAATACTGACACCGGCATTTTTTGCCACAGGTGCGGCATAGGTCAGCGCATCGCTCATGCCGTCAAAATCGGCGGCGGTTTTGTTCATCGTCATGGAGAGAACATCCCCGATATGAGCGACCTTATCGTTTGAAAGCTGAAAGGCGGATTTCATCCCCATCAGCAGGGCGGCGTTTTCTTCCATCGTGCGACGGTTCGCCAGCGCCATATTCAGCGTGACCGGCGTTGCCGCCTGAATAGCCGCAGCATCTCCACCCGCTTTCGCAATGATAATCTGCGCACCGGCCGCATCATCCGCCGAGGCTGCGGTATTGTCGCCGAGCTGGCGCGCCTGCTTGCGGAGCGCGGCCATTTCGGCGGAGTCTTTTGCCACTCCGAGCACGGCCTGCAATTCTGAGTTTTTCTGCGCAAACTCATAACCGGGCATCAGCAACTTAACTCCGGCCATCGTTCCCGCCGCCGCAATCCCCACACCGGCAGCGCCCACTGAGGCCATATTTCCGGCCAGTTCCTTTCCGGCCTGATAACGCTGTCTGACTGCGTTAAGTTTTGCCTGTTGTGCACTGACACGCGCCAGTGCGTCGCGCTGACGGTTAAGCTGTACGGTGGTTTCACTGATACGATTTTTCAGTCCCTGCTCATCATGTGCAAGATTGCGGGTATTAATTCCCACAGCGGCCAGTTCCCGCTGCTGGCGCTTAACGGAATCCGTCAGGCGGTTATATTTCGCCTGTAAGTCCTCCGCCGCACGCTTTGCGGATTCCAGCACTTTCGCCTGAGCACGGGTTGGACGTTCAGTGTTTTTAAACTGTGTGGCAAGTGCTTCGGCTTCCTGCCGTGCCTTTTCAAGTGCATGACCAGTCACGGCAAGCTGTGCGCTGGTCTTGCGAAATCCCTCAATACGGGATGCGTGACCATTCAGCTCGCGCAGTGATTTTTGTGTTTCCCGGATATCCCCCGACAGCGACTTACTCGCTGTGCGGATGGATTTAAACGGGCGGGATGCCTGGTCAACAGCCCTGAGCAATACCTGTAATTTTACATTGTTACTCATTCGTGTTTCCGCTTCGCCTGAGCGCCTTTTCGCGCCATGTGATGAGTTCGGTCAGGCTCATGGGATACAGTTCTGATGGCGGCCAGTGAAATATCACTGCCACATCCGCCATCAGGTCATCGACCGACAGATTTTTCGGAAACGTCACTGCACCGAGTTCGGCGACAAAAAACCGACCACCTTACCGGCCAGCGCCACAAGGTCAGGCAGTTCCAGCGCGGCGACTTCCTGCTCGGTCAGCATCGGTGCCGTCATGCGCGGCAGCACCTTAATCAGTGCATCGACTTCGGAGTTTGCAACCGCAGCCAGACTGACACCGCGCAGCGTCCCGGCATTGGGTTTCATCAGCGTGACCTGTTCGATGACCTGCTCACCACGTTTGACCGGATTGTCCAGGGTAATGACATTTTCTTTGTTCATGGTTTTCTCACTTCTGAATCGGGGTTAACCGGTCAGCCTGGCTGACCGGATGAAAATCACAGGCCGATATTGCGGCGGTGTTGCTCCAGCCGGTCGACGCCGTTCACCTTCTCAATCATGTTGATGGTGTCGATTTCGACCAGCTCCTTACCGTCCATCGTCAGCCGGAAATAGGTGCAGACCACGGAGATTTTCGACTCGGTGTCTTCTCCCTGTTTACCCTCGCCGGTGTCGATTTCTTTCTGACGTCCACGCATGACCACCTCGACGGCCACCGTTTCGCCGGTATCGTCGCGCTGGTAAGAGCCTGCAAAACGAATCGGCACGGCATCCACACCGGTTGCTGCGTAAAGCTCCCAGATAACCGAATCCGGGAAGCCCCCGAGCGACCACTCCATTGACAGCGCATCGTCATCAAGGCCGAGGTCTACCGGTGCGCTGCCGTTCATCCCCGCACCGCGATAGTTTTCAAGCTTACGGGTCAGTTTTGGCAGCGTGACGGACTTTGCAACGCCCTGATAGCTGTAGCCGTTCAGAAAGACGTTCATTAACTTGAGTTTGCGCGGCATTGCCATCGGTCAGGCTCCTTAATTGCTGTTAACCGAGGTGACCAGATTTGCCAGGTATTTATCGGTAATACGCTGGCGCAGGGTCAGGTTTTCAAGAGGAGGCACCGGTGTATAGTCGTAGTCGATATACAGTTTTCCGGCCTTGAGGGTTTCCGCATCGTTGGATTCTTCGCTGAACCAGCAGGTCGCATCCACGATATAGCCGTTTGTTTTCAGCTCACGGAATTTGGCATTGATGCCGTCAACGATGTCGCGAATCAGCGTTGCGGTGATGGGCTTGTCCACCGCCCACATGTGCGCCTCAGCCATCGTGTCGGCCAGCACCTGCGCGGTGCGGGTGTAGTTTTCAAAGAGGAACAGCGGGTCATCAGAGCAGGTACGGTTACCCCAGAAGCGGAAACCGTCACGGCGAATCAGCGTAGTGACACCTGACTCGTTAAGCAGGTCAGCATCGGTGCCGGACTCCTGCAAATCCCAGAATACAGATGCGCTGATGCCGGTAACACCGTTCACCCCGACATTGGACAGCGTTTTATGCCAGCCCTGCTCCTGGTCGATTTTAGCGCGCAGCCCCAGCGCACGGGCGGTGGCATACGCGGTGGCGGTGGTACTGGTGACCGTATCCCATGCGAGGAAATCCGGCCAGATGACCATCAGCTCACGCTGGCTGAAATTCTGGCGGTAGGCTTTCACCTCAGAAATGGTTTTACAGCCCCATGCGCTGATATACCCGAAAGCGCGCAGCTTCTGACAGACTGATGCCAGTGCAACAGCCACCTCTTTGGTATCCAGTCCCGGCACGCCGAGAATACGCGGTTTAACACCGGTTACCGACTCCGCCGCCAGCAGGGCTTTCAGTCCGGTGTACTGACCGTTTTCGTCGGTGGTGCCGATGATATTGGAAACGGTCTGCGCGAGTTTCGTTTCTTCGTCGTCGCCGGTGCCGTCTTCCACGCGCACAACAACGGTGACCGGTTTTGACTGGTCTGCGATGGCCTGTAACGACGCCGCCAGCGTGCCTTTTTTACCGGCCTTTGCAATTGCGCTCTGCACATTGGTAATCAGCACCGGTTTATTGAGGGGGAAGGTTTCCGCATCCGCATCGCTGGCCGTGCAGACCATGCCGACAATGGCCGTGGATACGGTGGAAATGACGCGGGTGCCGTCGTTAATCTCCAGCACCTGCACGCCGTGATGATAGTCACTCATCCGTTTAACTCCGTGGTTAATGGGTGAGTGGTATTTTCAGTTGTGCAGGGCATGAGATGCTATTTGTCCTGGCTGGTCAGGGGATGAAACAACAGATAAAGAAAAGGCGGGCAATTCGCCCGCCTGTCCTGATTTGTACAAACTCATTTTCCGACTGACTATTTACATAGCCGAAACACTATCAAATCTGACAGTCTGCTTTGGGCGAGGAGCGGAAGTTAATCTTACACACATCCCACCAGACTAAGTACTTAATTTCCATCAAATCCATCCACTATTTGATAATTATTATGAGTGAAAGAAAAAGTGTCACTCAGGGTTAGTTAATTTCCTAAACCCTTCAGATGAAATATTAAACAAAACGTCCTTACCAAGTTCCGCATTTGTCTCGGGAACAATCTTTTGAACTGGTAGGTTATCAAGCCACTTGCAATACATTATTTTATTTGCATTTAGCGCATCAATCACATATAAATCATCTTTCGCACCAATTAAACCAAAAAAAGGATACTCACCATTCCCACCGACAATCTTAACTCCATGAAGACCTTTACACGTACTCATATTCAAAAGTAGTGTTCGTTCCGTTGCTACATTGATTTCTTGCAAATGCGGACGTAAAATATCCCAAGTCACAAAGTCAGTACCAATTTGTATTCCTTTTTCGTTTCCATGAGCTACAAAATGGAGCATGAAACGCTGACCATTCATAGCATCTTTAAGGAATGTGCTTAACGCATCAAGAAGCTCCTGCTTAGTATTTACTAGCGCCTCTTTTACAGGTAATTGCGCACTTCTCAGCAAATTTCCCAGCTCAGTTGTGATGCCAAATTCTTTCCTGTCGTCACAACTTAAACCGTCAACAATTCCGACATAATCATAATTTACATCCAATTCAGGATTGTCATATTTAATTTCAGGCTTAGCCATATTCATCCTTAGTAAATCCAAGAAAACACAGTTAATTTAACCTTTCTAATTTATAGGTTGACAGCCTGTTCTCAATTATCAGCCAAAGTAAAATGATACACATATATTCCTTTTAGATTAACCAGAGAGTTCAGAAGTTAATCCTTAATTCATTGGCAACCTAACACCAATAATCATCCATAGTTTAGCCAGTTAATGCAATAGTCTCTAATGCAGAAAAGCGAAAAAAATGTTTATAAACCGAATAGTTGTGACCAGCTCCCCGTTGATTAATACACCTCGATGTTCGCAACGTCTGCTTCTGGCACAGAGCGAACTGTCAGATTAGGCTTTACTCTGCGCCATAGATATGTAAGCTCCCACCAGAGCTCATACAACTTATTGCGGCATTTCCGGCCATTCAGGATTTGCAGGATCCACACGACTGACCAGAACGCTATAGCGTTCCCAAGCCTCCAGTCGGCTGTGTTCCTCATCTGTTGCCATATTCAGCCTGACAGCACGCTCCAGCGGCAAAATCACGGATTCAGCATCTGCAAGAAGTCTGGCTTTCCGATTTTCTGCCTGCTGCTGCAATTCCTCCGCCGTATAAATTCGTTTAATCACTGTGCCGTCTTTAAACATCCAGTTCCCTGAAATGTCCGCCCGTCGGTTAGCGGTAATATCCGGCACTTCAACAACACTTAATCCATCTGGTCTGATAGCTGTCACATCCTTTTCCACATAGCGGATAATATTATCTTTGTCGTACGCTATTTTTATCGTGTCATCAGCAAAATACTTTTGTTCTTCGTACCAGTTCTTACCATCTTCTGAAAAAAACCAGACAACATCAAAGCCCTTTGTCAATTGATATTGTTCAACCGTTTTTGGATTACCCACCGTTATATTTATCAAATGCTGCATAAATTATACCTGCGCCACGTTATACCATGTCCCGTTAATGTATTTCTGAACCGGTCTGTAATATACGCCACCAATGTTATCGGCAGAGTTTGAGCCGGTATCCTGAACAATAATGCCGGAATATACACACCCGGACGGTGCCTGATGTGTCCATGTCATGCCATTGTTCGCAGGTTTGTATGTGGCAGCACCACCAAGCCGGACATCCCGGACATAGCGGGAATCAAAGTTACCGTAATCTGTGGGATTAACACGCCCCGTAATATTTATGGTTTTATTACTTTGAATGCTACCGGAGACAAAGCGCATAACATGAACGTTATTAGCATAAACATCCAGATTACCGTCGCCATTTTGTTTAAAGCCCGTGTCATTATCACCCAAAACAATCGAGTTACCGCCAAGAGCACTGGATGTTCCAATGCCCAGTGCACCATTCAATTGACCTCCAGATAACGACAACGCCCCAACATCAGCAGCAGTCGGTTTAATGTGCGAACTGTAAATTACATATACAGTTCCATCTGTCAGGCCTGTTGGTTTATTCGCTGTATAAGTTGGTGATGTATGAATTTGTACAGTTGCATCCTTTGAATAATCCCACTGGATATTAACACCTGTGGCGTAATTACCTATTTCTACATAAATGTCATAGGTATCACCGGATGTATTCACCCATGCAAAATTAGTAAATCCAACCGAGGTCCGTCGCCATAACGCACCAGTAAGACCTTTTGGATTTCCATTTCCCGCACGAAGAACAAGTTCAGATATACCAGCCTGCATAGGGGAGTTAACATTATATCCAGCACCACCAATCAGGCTTATGTAAACCACGGAACTGGCCTGTGGCATGGTTACAGTTGCCAGCCTGAACCATCCTGTACCACCACTAAAAGACATGGTTGTTGAATTTGTTGCTCCAATATTGCGCAGGAATAATCTTTTATCAGGGATATCCGCACCGTTCTGATCTTTCTGAAGACGTTTTTCAGCATTGTCATAGGCAGACTTCACCGCTTTTGGTGTTGCGGCCAGCGTTTCCGAATCACTGTTGGTGGCGCTACTGAGCTGAACAAGCCCTTTTCGCGCTGTGGTGGCATCCTGTGCAGTGTATTTCCCGTTAGCAAGGTCATACGCGACCTTTACCGCCTTTGGCGTTGCCGCAAGCGTTTCAGAATCGCTGTTGGTGACGCTACTGAGCTGGACAAGACCTTTTCGCGCTGTGGTGGCGTCCTGTGCAGTGTATTTCCCGTTAGCAAGGTCATACGCGGCCTTTACCGCTTTTGGTGTTGCGGCGAGCGTTTCAGACGTGCTGTTGGTGGCACTACTGAGCTGGACAAGACCTTTTCGCGCGGTGGTGGCATCCTGCGCAGTATATTTCCCGTTAGCCAGGTCATAGGCGGCCTTTACCGCTTTCGGCGTTGCGGCCAGTGTTTCAGACGTGCTGTTGGTCGCATTGCTTAACTGAGTAAAACCTTTTGCGGTCAGCGAGGCGTCCGGGTGACGTCGTGACTGTTCATGCTCTGCAATTTTGTCATCAACGTAATCCTGCGTCGCCATCACCGTTGTGGTGTCAATGGTCAGCTCCACTGAGGCCACACTGCTGACGATGATGACCATGCGGCAGGTCTGCGAACGCCCTGAGCCTTCGGCAAGGGCAGGTTTATAACTTTCGGCCATGTTCGCCACGGCAATTAACGTTCCCGCATCATCGTACAGGCCAAGCTCTCGCATCCAGAAACCGCCCACCTCCGGCGGAATAACCAGCTCTGCGATAATATAATTACTGTTTCGTTTGTCCTGGCTGATTTTGTTCAGCGCATGTCGCCAGACTTCATGGATAAGCCCGGTCTGTCCGGCATCCGGGACAAGCAATTTACCACCGCCATCCCCGACGGCCATCGTGGTAATGTTGACCTTCCGCCCTCCCGGCGCGGTTGCCGCTGCCAGCTTTGCTGCACCGGCAGTGGTGATAACGGTTCTGAATTTTGTGCTCATTCTTCCTCACTTATCCGGGGTAAACCGTAATTACATCGCCGTCGTAAGCCACACCACCGGCGAACAGGTAGCCGGGAATGTCCCGGGTAATGTTCAGACCAATAAGGTGACGGCTTGCAGGTTTGGCATCGGCAATCAGCCGTTCCATTTCCTGATACATTGCCTCTGTGATACCGCTTTCCAGTACACCAATATCAAGCCGGAAAGTGCCGGGCGGGTCACTGTTTTCCCACCACTCCGTCACGTTGATGAGATAGCCTAGCGGCTCCACCACACGCCGGATTGCGCCGATAGTGCCTTTATGACAGTGGATGAAATAGGCATCGCGGATAACGGCGCGTTTTGTCGCTTCCGGCCACTTTTCATCCCACCTGTCGACCGAAAACGCCCACGCCAGCCACGGCAGCAGATTTGCCGGGCAGGTGTCCGGGTTCCACAGCTCACGAATACTGACCGGTGTTTTTTCAATTTCCGCACAGGCTTTTGCGGCAGCAACTTCAAGCGGTGATGAGCCGGTCGGCAGCAGTCGCGAATCACTCATCCGAGCCTCCGGTCACGACGCGGTATTCGGTACAGAAAGACGCCTGCGTGCTGTTAAGCACGATATCGGCCAGCGGTGCAGCCAGTTCGACACGCTGCACGCCTTCCACATGCAAAGCGGCATAAATGGCAGACAGACGGATGTCGCGCCCCAGCCGGTGCTGTGCCGTGATGTACGCTTCCAGTTTTTTCACGGCAGCAGCGCGGATGGGTTCGCTTTCGGGACCAGGGTAAAGGTAAAGCGTGGCGTTTATCTGGTATTCAACGATGGCGGCAGACTGCACGGTCACGCGGTCGGCCACCGGCCTGACGTCCTCGCCATTAAGGGCGTTACGCACCACCGCCAGCAGGTCTTCGGATGCGACACCGTTATTTTCACGTGACAGCACAGAGATGGTGACACAGGCCGGAGATGGACTGGTGACAGAGATATCCGCGACACGCCCGTCGGCACTGCGACCATGATACTGATAGGCACCCACCGACCCGGCAACGCTTAAACCTTCAAACGCCTGCTGAATACGCAGACGATAATCCGTGTCAGATTCCATCACTGCCGGTGTCGGCGGGAGGGTCGAATCATCTGCCGGGGTGATAATCAGGCGCGTGGTGTTGTAATTGGCACCAATCACATCAAGGTCATTACCGGCGGCACAGGCCAGCATTACCGCCCGTGCGGCCTCATTCACACGCTGACGCCAGATAAGCTCACGATAAGCATTTTCCTCCAGCAGTTTGACGAGAGGCTCAGATTCCAGCGTCAGGGTACGGGCGACCGCCTCCTGCTGGTCTTCCGGGTAAAGGGAAATCAGTGTCGCCTTGCGTTCGGCGAGAATGGTTTCAAAGTCCAGCTCCTCGACCACATCCGGTGCGGGTAGCTGGTTCAGGTCGATAATCGGCATGGTTTCAACTCACAGGGATGGTTAACGAAAGTGGCTGGCCGGTGTCGTTGTGCTGGCCGGTTAACGTGACCGTCATTCGCCCGTCAAAACTGCGCGCCGTGGTGACAGATGACAGCGTGACGCGGGGTTCCCATTTCAGCACCGCCATGTAACAGGCGACCTTAATCTGCAACTCAAGCGCCGGGGTCTGCGGCTGGTCAATCATTGACGCCAGCAACGAGCCGTAATCACGACGCATCACCCGTGAGCCGACCGGTGTGCGCAGGATATCGCCGATACTCTGGCTGATATGCTCAAGGTCAGTGACCGTCAGGCCATCACTGCGATTCATTCCGAGATAACGCGCTGTCATAGAGGGCTCCCGGTTGTGCCGCCGCTGTCGCCGGGGTGTTTATGGGTATGCAGTACCTTACCGTTTGATGAGAGTTCACCGCCGGTGTGTTCAATGTTGCCGCGCATCGTCCCGCCCTTCTGCACTTCCAGCGTGCCGGTAATCAGCCTGTTGGTGCAAACCACCTCCGGTGTGTCCAGGGTGATGCGGGTTGATGCTTTCACCATGACCACCGGCACCGTGGCAGTAACAGAATCAGAAGCCGTCACGCTGGCCGTTTTAATTCCGCTTACCGTGAGTGCACTGGTTTCGGGTTCATACTCAATCACCGCCCCGTCAGGGAAACGGATATGCAGGGCATCCGCCGACGCAGACGGCGCGGGGTTATCGCCGGAATAAATCCCCGGCAGAACGAACGCCGTGTCGAGTTCACCGCCCACAGCCAGAATCAGCACCTGTTCCCCCACGGAAGGTGCCCACCATGTGCGCGAACGTCCGGCACGATGGGTCAGCCACTGAAGCCAGTCAGTGCACATGCCACCGGTCTGCACACGGCAGCGACCGGCTTTAAGGTTGGTTTCGACGACAAGGCCGGTACGAATCATGTTGCGCAGTGCGCGCGCGAGTTCCTGAATATTTGCGAGAGTGTTCATGCGTGTGAGATTGCACAATATATAAAAGTTATGCTATCTGGATTCATTTGTAGAACGACCATACAACATTCGAGGAGAGCGTAATGTTCAGTGATAATGTGACTAATGCGCGGTGGTTTATCTCTTTGTATCTATTTTTATTAATAGCATTAACATTTATTACCTTTGGTAAAAGTAATCTTATGAGGTTTATTGCACATCATTTCAATTTTGAGTATTCAGACAGAAAGTTAAAAATGCTCGACAAAAAATGGCGCGACATTCAACTATTTAAAATAATTAACGGAATCAATGTATCAGGCATCGAAGATGTGAGAATGATACAGCAGGGGCTGATTGATGGAAAACTAAAAACATCGTATTTTTTTCTTACTCGCTTCTGGGGTGACATAACAAAACCACCACACATAATTAAAACAATAATTGTAATTCTGTCCAGCATTATTTATATTCTCTTCGCATGTTATATACACAACAAACAATCCGCTATAGTAAGAGATGCCATAGGCATACCATATAAAAATATGATGTACTATGTTTATAGTGACAAAGTTCTTTTATCCTTCAACAATAAAACAGTTGAATTCAATAAAACTTATAGCCTTGCCGATTGCAAGAGGCTACGAAACGTATTTATAAAAGACACACTTCCTGAGATCGCCTGCAATAAGCTCTTACAGCTAAACGAGGAGGACTCGGAATGGTTAAGTCAGGAGATTAAAGATAATAACAGCCAAAAAAAAGCATTATTAATAATATCCCTCATCTATTTCATTTCAGGTCTGGTTATATTCCTGTCATATACAAAATTCCTTTACGCCAATAAGAAGGTTGTAGAATACAAAGCATCAAATAAAAATCACTCATAAACCTCTAAACATTGAGCGACCAGCATGGCCGCTCAATGTTTAATTGCGCATCAGCCTCTGCCTGGATAAAACTAACGCTCAAGGTGAGCCAGGATAATCTCTTCAATCATCTGCACATCCTCACCGGTAAAGCCGAGCAGAGGACGCGCCGGATAATCAATTTTCTTACCGTCTTTCCGGGTTTCTTCCGACAGACCGAACTGATGCACACTGGCGATTTTCGGCGACTTCCCGCCGTAAAATTCCATTGATGCCTGTTCCGGGCTGGCGCGGATATGCAAAAAACGACTGGTGATAAGTTTCGCAAACATTTTTCGCTTAACGCGACCGGTCTTTTTTCTGGCGCTCTGCTGCTGACGTGGCGCGTAGGGGGTGCCGTCCGGGGCTTTCTGTGCCATCACCCGACGCTGCTGACTCTGACGCAGACGTTTCGCCAGTTCGGCGCTCAGTCGCCGACGCCCTGACGGTGACAGCGATTCAATCAGCCCGGTCAGCCGGTCTTCAAAACGCTTAAACTCATTCATCCCACTTACTCACCAGTTCGCCATTGATATACAGCTCCATCGGGCGGGTGACCGGCTCCGGCGGCGGAGGTTCCGGGATATTCTTCACATGCAGCGCACCGTCAACCTCACTGACCAGCGTGCGCTCGGTCAGCATCAGGCTGATACTGATATCAAAGCTGCTGTCATTGTTGATGTCTGCATAAAATGTGAAGCCTTTTTTCTGGCCTTCGTCAGTGGTCATGATGTCGGGCTGATTTTCCCGCAGCCACGCCAGCACCGGCACAATGAGCAGGTCAAAATCACCGGTAAAGTCGGTCACAATCACATTGAGCGTGTAACGCTTTTCGAATGACAACGACGTCGCCAGTGTGGAGGCAATACTCCCGTTATCCACGAATATCCGCAGCATCTCGGGACTGGTTTTCAGCACCGTGACGGCATCAGTCAGCGCCCTGCGCAGGCTGTCGGGTTTGAGCATCGTTTTCGTCCTGACAGTGTTTAATCATTTTTACCTGGCTGGCACAGCGTGCCAGCGCGTTCTCAAGCTGCCGGATATCGG